TAAGCCATTTAAACCTCCAAAATTATTAATTAAGTACCTTTGCCAAAGGTAACCTTAGAGCTTCTATCTTTAAATATCGGCATACGTGGGTCACTTTGACGCATTAAATTATTGTCTACAGCTTCCGCCTGTTGGCTTGTTATGTTCGCATAGTAGTCTGTGCGTTGTTCAACAAACTCAGTTGGAGTCTTACAGAGTAATAATCCGCCTACTTCAATATTGTCTTTAAAACGACTATTGGGGTCAGCTAACAGTCTAAATTTAGGTTGTTCGCTCAACGGTACGGCTTCCCATCCTTCTCTGAGTTTGGCAGCTAAGTTTCTAGGGTCAGCATCGTTTAGTGTTGCTACGCGAATCCATCTATATGAAAACCCAGCCTCTTTGTCAGGCTCAGGGAGCAACTCTGGCTGTGTCCACTGCTTAGGACGCTCTGAGATTGCACGGGTTTCGAGTTCACGAGTTGTTCTTGCATTATTATCTGCCATTTTGGTTCTCCAAGGCTAAAGCTGCTTTCGCATATTGTTCAGGGGTTAAGCCAAATTTCTTTGCTAAGTTGACCTGGCTCTGAGTTAACTTTATCTTTGTTGCTGATGTACTTCTCGAAGCGGGTGCGACTACGTTTGACGGTCTGCCCCTACTTGATTTTCTATCTTCTGAGTCTCCAAACTGCTCGGGAAATCTTCTGCGTATTGTTTTGTCCAATACGTTGTAATATTCTTTAGAGCCTACTGGTACGCCTTCGTCTACAAGTTTGGCATGAAGTCCAAGGGCTGCACTGGTCATTTCTTTGTCTTGACCGAACCACTCATTTCTATCTTGCCAATCCAATGCCTTCTCGTCAGGCTGCGGAACTTGCGGGGCTGAAGGGCGTTGTAGCCTTTCTTGCGCCTGTTGTACCTCATAATCAGGTGTTTGTAAAGTACCTAGTTGCGCATTTTGTGCTTGAGCTAATTTCATATTAGCTAGTTGCATCTGCTCTTGAGCTTCAACAATACCGTCAGAGTCCCCTACTTCAAAGGCATCACGGTATGCTCTCTTAGCTGAATCAAGTTCTCTCTGTGCCAAAATACGCATTGTTGACACATATTCTTTTTCACCGTTACCTAAAACATTGTTAACGCGTTGGTTTTCTTGGAGCAGTCGTTGCGCTACCGCAACAGCCTCTCTATGCTCACGTTGAGCCGCTTCTTTCTCTCTACGCTCGTCATGATAGACTTTGCGCATTTGTTTTAAGCGTTGTTGTGCTTTTGCATCATAGGAGTCTAGTTCGTCATCTTCTAGTTCGTCTACAATGTGTTTGGGCATAGGCTCCCGACCACGGTCTTCTTCGGGGGTATCATCCTCGATTTCAATCTCGATATCGTCCTCGTTATCATCAATCTCATCAGGGAATTTATATTCTGTTCTTTCAAAATCTGCCATAGTCTTGTCCTATTTGCGTGAGATGCCACGTGGGTCGAGTACAACTGCTTCTACCGTATCATCATTAATAAGGCGAAATTCTCTACCATGAATAAGTAAGCGTGAACCTGAGTTAGGGCGTACTAAGATAAAGTCGCCTTCTTTACACCAAGGACCGCTAGGGAATTTGTTTGTGTCTTTGTAAGCTTCTGGACCTATTGCAACTACAAACAGTACTGTCGTTAATACTTCTTCATTGCGCAGTGTTACGTCAGCCTTTGCGATACCGCTTTCATATTCTTTATCTGCTTCTGGGATTGCACACAGGATTCTGTATCCTGATGGCATGGGGAGTTGCGTTGCTTTCTCTTCATTAGTAGCTTCTGTTTCGTAGCTACCAACAACTTGTGGATTCTTGGGGTTTGACCCAATTAAAATCTTGGACATTTTGTTTCCTGTTTGTGGGAGTAAAATATGCCGTCTTTCCGTGCTGTCATGATAATAATCTCGGTATTCGTCGCTGTACTTTCAAGCGTTCCCAAGTCTCCTATTTCCGAGCGTCAGGCCATTACTGGTGCGCTGTGCGCGTACTATCAAGTCATAACAGGGGAAGGACTTACACCATAGAGCGTCAGCTTCGTCACGTTAACGACAGCGACCACCTTAGAGCCAGTCTGTTATGACTTCATAATGCTTGTCTTTCCAAGCTTTAAAAAACCACCCCGCCATTGATAAATCGCCAAAAATAAAAGTGAGGGGTGGCCGTGTTTTTAATCTTCTAACTTATCCTTCATATCTAAGACGTATCCGCGAGCTGTTTGTAACCCACGAATTTCGCCGCATAGCTGTTTATATACTTCCATTGAGTCAATGCGCTCAGAACAAACCGCGTCTTTTAACTGCGTAACTTTTTCATCAATGTGCTTAAGCACTACATCAAACGCGTCCATTATTCTTCACCTTTCTTAGGTTTCTTTGCGGGTTGTTTAGCTTGAGCAGCGGCTTGTTTCTCTTGCTGCGCTCGTGTTAACTCAGCTTGATGGTGTTGATGCGTCATATCCATGTTTTTATGTTGCGTTTGCTGTTCACGACTAACAGCTGATTCATAGCCTTTATGCGCAATATCTACTACCTTATTCTGAGATTGGTGGTCTCTGTCTAAGGATTTTTGATACGCTTCATGCATTATCTTAGCTTTACTTTCCTCTGCTTTAGCCGTCATATCGCCAGCATTTTTAAGTGTATCTATCTGCTGTTGTTTATTTCTAGTCGTCATATCAGCTGCATTTTTAAGTGTACTTACTTGAAGTTTTTGAGCTTCCATCACTTGTTTGCCTTGATCTAATGTCTGTTTTAGCCCAAGTTGCGCTGCGTTTTTAAGGACATCTACTTCGCGTTGTTTATCTGCTGTCGCTGACGCTGCTGCAATACGTTCACGGTCCACTTGAATCTGCTGCATTTTAACTTGAATCTCAGCTTGGTCTCTTTGCGCTTTATTCTGAATCTCTTGCGCTTTAAGTTGTAGCTCTTGCATCTGCATTTGAATAAGCGGGTCTTGTGCTTGTTGCTGCGCTTTTTGCTGCGCCGCAGCTGCTTGATTCTGTTGAAGTAACTGTGTAGCCGCTTGCGCAAGTAGTGGAGCTAAAGCCGCTTCTACTTCTGGGTTCTGCTTAATATCTTCGCCTTCCTCATCCTCTTGTGGAGGCATCTGCATACCCAGTTGAGCTTCAACATCTTTTCTATACTGGAACCCTAAGTGCTCTGCCACGTGAGCCATTACCGTAGATTGGATTTGTGGGAGCATAGGGTTGCCTTGCAACGTAGCCATAATCTTGGGGTCTTGCATCATTGCCATATGAACTGCAATGTGAGCATTATGGTCTTGGTTAAGGAACGCTTTAACAGGTTTAAGTTTGAGGATGTTTTGGTTCTCAGACACAGGGTCTACTGGGAACTTGTCTTCTTCTAATGGAACCAGCTTTTGCGCATCCTTAATCCCCAAAGCATCAAGCATCTGGCGGTGAAGAACGGGCAGGTTGTAAAGTTGAGGTGCGCCTTGCGCAAGTTGAAGTACCGCTTGGTACTGTACGATTTTCTGAGCCATCGTAGACGCATTAGGGTCAGATACAGGGATAACTTCTGTGGTATCGTAATCAGACTTTTTGGCTTTTCTACTTCCTTCTTCAGGGTCATAGTCGTAATCCTCTGGTGCGTAAGCTGCAATAATCCCTTTAAGGAGACCAAGCTCTTGCTTCATTGAGTAATGAACACGTGCCTGAACAGCGGTAATAACTTTAAGCGTACGCTCTAAAATAGCAAGTGTCGTCCCTACAGGCGCATTGCCCGACATATCAGATACTTGCAAGTCTGCTGCATTAGCAAACCGTCTACCCTCATCTACAATCTGATTAAGTAATGCCATCAGTGTTTGCGAAGGTTCTTTATAAGGTAGTGGTAGTAAGTTATCTCTAATCGTACCACTTGGTACATCTACATCACGAAACTCTCCAGGAGAAATAGGCGTGTCATCACCCTTAATACGCATACCACGCGCTTTAAACCCACCAGGCAAATTACTTAGCGTGCCTGCATCAACCAGCTGTCTAATAAGAGAAGTACCGGACTTAGCAAATGCGCCAATAAGATGAATAAGGCCAAAGCAATAAAAGCCAAACCCAGGGACATACCCATAATGAACAAAATGTTGTCGCTTGGTGTAGGTTTCATCATCAGGCTCCCAGTTACGTCTAATAGATAAAATTTCTTGGCTTCCTTTCTCAATTGTCACTACATAAGGTAGAGCAATCCCAGTATCTTCACCGTATTCGTCTGTGTGTTCAAACCCAGCTAGGTCAAGGTCAACGTGCATCTCAAGAACTTTATAGCGGTCATCAGATGATGCGCTAAAGCCCATTTTCTCAGCAATCTTTTTCTCAACATCATCAAGCTGACTACTAGGCTCGCCTAAGTCAACGTCACGATAGAACCCAGCTACCTGAAGTCTACGCATCTCGTTTTCAGTTTTACGCATGATATGTGTCACACGCTCTGCTGTTTCTAAGTTAGACGCACCGTAAGGCACAACCATGTCTTCAGCAGGGACAAATAGAGACACTTGACGATTTAAACGTGGGTCAAAGTACACTTTCTTAAACGCATTACCTGATAACCCAAGGCCCCAAAGCATACGCTCATGCTCAGGTCTATATTCAGTCATTCTATCAAGCAGCTGGTAATTCATGTCTTCTTGAACACGTGCCGCTGCATCTTTCTTACTTTGCGTTTCTTTACCAATAATCTTTGTCTTAACAGGACCCATAGATGGGAATGTCGCCATCATAGTCTCTGCTTGAAACTTAACTAACGCTTCACTAAGTAGTGGGTGATGTACACCACACGCACCATCCCAAGGCTCAGTACGCTCCTCAATCTTCATGCCGAGTAGCTCTAAACCATCTGTATACGTAGTAATCCAATCTTTACGCGAAGCCACGTCATCATCAAAGTCAGACAACAAATCTGCTGCAATAGACGAAAGCTCTCCATCATCCAGTAAGTCAGCTAAGTTCTCATCAAACTCTTCGTCCGTTTCTCCTTTAGGGTCAAAGTCAATCTCCATCCCACCCATTGCAATATGCAAACTTTCTGGGTCGTCAATTTCAATCTCGATGTCAGGTTCTTCTCCGCCGAGTAAGGACTCAAGTCCTAGCGGTGCTTGGTTTAGGCTTTTATCAAACATTTAGTTTCTCTGCTGTTGTTAGTAATACGCACTACGTCTAGACCGCCCTTTAAACTCTCGCTCAGGTTCTGGCTCATCTAAATTAGTTGAAATAAACCCACCTTTTCTAAACCTCGCCATCGCCATTGATACGGTATCCACATAGTCATCGTGTTGCCCTGCGGGGAATGATGCCACCTCTTCAATAACTTCATCCGCAAATCGTGTGTTCGGTGCCCATACTCTACCAGAGTGGAATAAGTCTGCAACAGCATTGAGCCTAGATATCTTATCGTTCCCTCTTGTAGGCGTGAATTCACCCACTGGAATACCCATTGCACGTAGCTCATATATAAGTGGCGCACCAGACGCTTTCTTTTCAACAATTATACTATCAGGTTGCCAATAGTTATAGTCATCTAGCACAACTTGCTTAAGTTCAGGGAACTCATACCGTCCACGCTTCGCATCTAGCATAATAATATTAGCCTGCATCACTCCGTTCTCGTTGTCTTGGTAGAACACACCCCACACAGTACACGCACTATAGTCAGCTCGCTGCGACTTCTCGAACGCCGTATCCCAAGTCATCAATATAAAGTCTGTCGGTGGCGGGTCTTCTTTAGTCCATCTCTGCCACCACTCTCTTTTAACTATCGCACCTTCCTCGGATGTCGGGTCTTGCTGATACTGCGCCTGCCACTTGGACACGTCAATCGCTTCGCGTGTTGCCTCAAGCTCCTCAAGACTCCAAAACTCAGGCCACAGCGGTTTACCCGATGGCAGAATGGCAGGGAACTCAACTACTTTCCAATTCTCATTGCCTCTCTGCGCCGCCGCCTCAAGCACTTGCCCAGTTAAGTCACGCTTTGACCACCGAGTCTGAATTATGATTATGGCTCCGCCAGGCTGGAGACGCTGACGCGGCCCAGACGTGTACCACTCGTACACTTTATCGTATATCTCAGGATTACTTGCAGCTATCGCCGCTTCTTGTTCACTGTGCGGGTCGTCAATTATCAGCAGGTCAGCACCTTTACCGGTTACTGCACCGCCAACCCCGATAGCAAAATAGTCCCCGCCTGCACTGGTGTTCCACCTACCCGCCGCCTTCGAGTCAGACCGCAGACCTACATTAGGAAACACTTCTTGGTATGCTGGAGAGTCTACTAAGTTACGCACCTTACGCCCAAAGCCTACTGCAAGGTCAGCAGTATGCGAGCATTGAATCACTTTCTTATTAGGAAACCGCCCAAGAAACCATGCTGGCAGAAGGAACGAGCCAAACTCACTCTTTGTATGACGTGGACCTAAGTTAATAATAAGTCGCTTACACTGCCCGTTAGCTACGCGCTCAAACTCAGAGGCTATCCTTGCATGATGCCGACCATAAATAAAGTCAGGCCACACTGATTGCACAAACGCTAAGAAGTCCGTCTGTGCCCTTTCTCTCTCTTTTCTGCGGGTAAGCTCGCGCACGAGCTCCGCTAAGCGCTCTTTATCTGATGGAGGTATATGAGCTAACTTACTCATCGTCTACCTCTTCAAACTCTTCCTCAATAGGTGCACCTTTAAGCTCTTCATCGGAAATCTGCTCGTAAGTTACATCTATAGCACCCAATTCACCACCTACAGAGTACGTTGACATCAACTCATTAAGCTCAGACTCTAAGTCACCTGTCGGTTTATCTGCAGCAGCCACCTCTACTTTTGTCGTAAAGAGACCAATCTCAGACACTTTTCCCAACATCTCAACCGCTTTTATCTGAAGTTTTGGGTCTTCATTCTCTGCAAGTTCAAACAGCTTAAAAAGCACATATTGACGCATCTTGTTTGTAGAATTCGCCAGTGTGTAGTCGAACCTTCTTAGCAGTTTATCAAGAGCTTTAGCCGCACCGGGTGTGGTAGGTGCAACAGGGGCATCAGGCTGTTCTAGGAATATATTTAATGCTTCATTCTTCTCTGCATAGGTTAATGGAGGCTCTGGTAGTGGGGGGATTCCTTGCTCATCTAGAAATGTAGGGTCTTTGAAGGCTTCTTTTGCGTTGAGTCTTCGTTTTGTAGCTACACTAGGGGCGGTGTATCCGCATACAGTGGAAAAATCAAAGGGCTCTACCTCGTCAAAATCCACGAAATCGTCATATTCGTCATCTATCTGCATATTCTTTCTTTGTTATAAACATACATGAGCACATAGCTTACCTTACTTTGTGAAATTTTTGTGAAAAATTTTTTTGATGGTGTTCTGTGTGAGTGACGGGGGGGGTTTGTGTGAGGGTTAGTTTACGTAGGTTGTTAGTGGTATTAGGGGCGATTTGGAAAAGTAGGGGTACGATGAGCATATTAGTATGTATATAAATCCGTGGGACTCCGAACTATATAATTGGGGGGTGGGGGTCGCTGTGTCCTGAATATGCCCCCTGTTTGAAATTCCTATACATATTGCCTACATATTGCCTACATATTGCCTACATATTGCCTACATATTGCCTACCCGTAATGATTACGGGTACAAAATGATTTATAAATAATTTAGTTTACAAGTATTGACATGGGTTACATTATCGAGTATTCTATAAGTCCCTTAGGGGAATTAACTTTATTTTTTAACATATATAGGTGCAATCATGACAAACAATAATGAATCAGTAACATTAGACACAACCGCAACCCTCCATAATTTTCTATTAGCATTAGACGCGGCGGACGTTGCGGAAGTAGCACGGTTTAACAATACCGAAACCGCTATCCAACTTTTAAAACCATTACGCGCACAATATAGCACTTTACAAGATGGGCGCTCAAAAGGTAAAAAACCCGCCGCCGGCGAATTGCCCGCCGTGATATATTTCAACGTTATAGAATCAATCTATAATGAAAAAAAGTTGATAGCTGAACAGGCAAAACTAGACTTCAATCTGAAATATGAATCATACCGTGATTTTCAAGTCCGCTCGTTAAAATACTATATCGAAACAGGCGACTTGCTTAATAATAAAAAAAGTACGTTGCAAGAACGTGTGATGCTTGCAATTGATAAACTTGAAAAAAAGTTGAAAGTTGAACAAGCTAAATTAGACAAGGCTAAAATTGACGCTGATAATGCAAAGGTAAAAGCTGATAAAGCCACCGCTGATAAAGCCGAAACAATTGCAAAAGTTGAAACAATAGTTAATGACGTGCTAGAAGTATTCGATACTAATCCACAAGGCGCGGACGCAATAAAAGAAGAGTTACAAGGCACAATTACGGCGGCGGAATTTTTACAAAAACACGCTATTGAAACAGATAAAGCCGCACAAGCCGAAAAGGTGCAAGCCGAAAAGGTGCAAGCCGTTGCAGAAAAAACAGTCGATGCTGTAACTAAACAATTAGAAAAGGCTAAAGCCAAACTAAGTGCACCTAAAGTTGAGCCTAAACCCGACCTAAACAATATAGAGTTTAGCAAAGATTGTCGCGCTGAAATGACAGACGTTTTAAACGCAATAGTATCAGATTATAGTGAAGTCGAATTGTTATGCCTTGCAAGTCTAATTAACAAAAGATTTAAAAAGTAAAATGCTACATTAAGCCGCCGAAAGGCGGCTTTTTTACGCCTAAAATTCCATACTACCCGTAACCGTTACGGGTATAAACCGCCGAAAGGCGGTATTTTTTTGTCTAAAATAACGTAAATAATAAAAATAATTTACCGTCGAGCGCACAAAATGCGGTCATTTTGATACCTGTTTCTGATTAAGACGGTGAGTTACAAGGTTGATTTTGGTCGCGTTTAGGTGTCGTATCTGATACCTGTTTCCGAAGAAGACGGTGAGCTACATGGTTGATTTGAGTTAACATAAGTTACTTTAAAAAAAGTTTATGTTACGTTAGGGTTACCGAGCTTACTTTAAAAAAAGTTGAAATTACAGTATATGTATTGCGGTATTTGAAAATTACTCCACCTTACGTAAACTTGCGCTACACCCGATTTGCTAAAATTCTGCAAGAGTGATTGCATGGGTAGTTTTTCTAAGCCAACGAATTGCACGGGCTTTATTAGTTACTACTACTACTACTACTATAAATAAATAAATATATATAAGAGAGAAATATATATATTTTTTCATATTTTCGTCTCTGTCATACTGAGCGTGTGTACGATTTTATAAAATTGTTTTTTCGTCCGCCCGCTCCCTCGCTCTCTCTTCTCATTTTTCGTATTAATATATCTAAATACAATACTTTCTTCTACAGCCCATTGCTATCAACGGCTAAAAAAAGTAGAATCAGTACTCACTTACCTAGATTTGAAGTAAATCGGGTAGCGCGCAAGTTAACGTCAAGTTGCGCAACCGCTAAAATGACCCTTTTTTACCAAAAAAACAACAGGATTACCATGAAAACAACAACTTTAGCAAACCAAGCAAAAATACCCCTCGAGTTGATGCAAATTGCCCTAACCGAAGCAAACCGACTTAACCGTCTTCACCGCAAAGACTTCCTAGCATACTCTCGTACAATAAACAATACCCCCAACAAAAATGATTTGCGCCGTGCCGACAAAGAAAAAGCACGCCAGTTGCAGATAGCCCACAAGGATAAAACCAATGCAGTCTATGACCGTTTATTTGCAATGGCACACTACACCCAAGTAGTAGAAACTAAATCGACACTACGCGAAGTACACATCACAAAACCCCACATTAAAAAGCTACTCAAAGAGCTACCACCCGAGCGCAAAGTCCTTGAGCCACGCAAACCTTTAACGCAAGAACAGCTCCATGCAAAACTCTACTACAATTTTGAAACGGGTGAGATAACTCACAACGAGGGCGTTTATGCAGACAAAAGTGCAATCTGTGCACAATACAAGCCTAAAAAACCCCGAGCGCAACGACTAGACCTCAACAGACTGCCGCTACGCGCCAGAAACAACCCACCCGTACACAAAGGGTGGCTAACATACACTACGGACGCCTATGCCCTCCTAGACGACGATATTAGAGCGCAGTGCATAAAACGCTATTACCTCGAGCGCAACCTAGATAAAACATCTACTCATGCAACAATACGCAAAGCCTACTATATAAGAGAGCGCATAACGCGCCCGCGCGTACATATCAATAACAGTACATACTCGCCACAGGCGATAGCTTACCTATACATGGGTGCAGGTGGTCGCTTTGACTACACAGGCGGCTTAGA